ATTATAGCAGCTACAGGCGATCCTGTAGATTATATTAGAACAGTAGCACTTACATATGCTTCTTGTGCAGCATGTATATCAGAAAATGCATGCCCACAGAACATTGTCTTCACTTCTTGTTGTGAAGCACCAGAACAAACATTTACAGGATCACTTCCTGGAATTGCAATAGGTGATTCTTTTGTAGATACAAACGGATTCTGTTGGTATGCATCTGCAGGAACAAGTGCCCCAGTTACTGGACTTGTATATGTTGATACATCTTATACTGGAGAAGAATGTGGATTCTGTACAGATTCAAATCCATGTCCTACAATTTATGTACTACAACAATGTTGTAGTGGTGTTCAAATGTATGTAACTGCTGCAAGTTTAGGTTATACACCAACTACTGGTGATATAATTGTAGACACATTTGGTTTATGCTGGAATGTTAAAGATGTAACAGGAGGTGTTGCTAACATTGCAACATCAATTGTATATGCAAGTACAGATAATAATGTAGGTGATTGTGAAGCATGTTTAGCAAATAACCCATGTCCTGATAAATATGATACATGGTTTTTTACAGTAAGAAATTGTTGTACTGGTGACTCAGAAGTTGTTCAAGGACCTTGGTATCTAATAGATGCTGGACAGAATGGAATATTTTCTGCAAGTCAAATAGCAACTCCATATGTATTTGAATGTTGGGAATTGTTTAGTTGGAGTACTACAGGTACTGCTACAGTTACAATTGAGAATTTTGGTGGTGTACAGGCTAGTTGTGAAGACTGTAAAAGTAAGTTTCCATGTCCAGATTTTTATGAAGTAGAAGATTGTTGTGGATTACAATCAAATCAGGTTGTATATGCAAATGTTGGTTATGGAACAGAGGTTTATCTAGATAATTCAAATGTTTGTTGGAAAACTGTAGGTCCTAATCCTGGACCTGCTACAATTACGTTAGGCAGTGGTGGAAATTATGGAACATGTGAGAACTGTACAGCTAATTTTCCTTGTCCAGGATAAATAAATCAGTATATTTGTTGGAAAACCAACAGTATGAATAATTTATGTCAACTGGCATTAGCCAATGGAGGATCTGTAAACTATCTTACAATTCCAGGAAATATAACAGAGGGGTTAGGACTTACTAATCCCTCTATACTATACCAAGATGGTATATATCTACTTAATCTCCGGCATGTACAATATGCCTTGTATCATAGTGAAGGAGAGCAGAAGTACCAAACCATGTGGGGACCATTAGCATATCTCAATCCAGAAGATGATGTCACTCTTAGAACTACTAACTATTTATGCCAGTTAGATCCTAATACATTAGGTATTGATCTTTACAAAAAAGTAAATACATCTAAACTTGATGTAACCCCTGTATGGGAATTCATTGGATTAGAAGATGCAAGAGTTGTATACTGGGAAGATGATTTATTTCTTACAGGTGTCCGCAGGGATACAAAACCTGATGGAGAGGGTAGAATGGAATTATCCAAAATTGAATCTAATTCTGTAGAAACAGAAAGATATAGAATACAACCACCAACACATTCATACTGTGAAAAAAACTGGATGCCTATTCTTGATATGCCATTTCATTATGTTAAATGGACTAATCCAACTGAGATAGTTAAAGTTGATCCCAAAACGGGAACATCAGAAACTGTACACCTTGTAGAACAAGATATAACATTTCCAAGAGATATTAGAGGTGGATCACAAGTTATCCCATATGGTGATTATTATGTTGCTCTTACTCATGAAGTAGACTTATGGTTTAATGAACAAGGTAAGAAAGATGCACAATACTATCATAGATTCATTGTGTGGGACAAAAAGTGGAAAATAGTACATTACTCTAAGGAGTTTAAATTTATGACTGGAAACATAGAATTTTCATGTGGTCTAGCATTTGATGGACAAAGTTTTGTAATACCATTTGGATTCCAAGATTCTACAGCATTTATCTTAAAACTTCCTGAGAATGTATTTAAGTTTATGTGTAACATACCAGCAGAAGACACTGTTGTTATTCCTACTAATAAAACTACTCCAAGTAAGTTAGAGAAGTTTATTAATAATCCTACTTGCGGTAGTTGTAATATGGATCTTGCAGATTACTACTATGAACAAGGACAATATGCATCAGCACTATCTTTCTATCTTAGATCAGCAGAATTTTCAGGAAATGAAAACTATGTATATACTGCACTATTAATGGTAGCTAAATCTCTATCTAATTTAGGTAGAAGAAAAACTACTGAATATGGTTTATGGTTAAATGCTCTTGCATACAAACCTAATAGACCAGAAGCTTATTTATTTTTAAGTGAATATGCAGAACGTAATGGTAATTATGTCCAGTCTTATGCTTATGCAGTAACTGGTTTACAGTATATAAAAGGTAATTGGACTCTGGAGTCAGATAATGTAGGTTATGAAGGCCTGTATCAACTTGAGTTTCAAAAAGCTGTTGCAGCTTGGCATATTGGACGTGGTAAAGAATCTAGAGACTTATTCTTTGACTTAGTTGCAAAAGCTGACACATTATCAGAAAAATACCAAAAATTGGTACAAACAAATGTGACTTCATTGGGTTCTGGACCAGACCCATTCTTAAGATATCACAAAGGATTACATGATAAATTAAGATATAAATTTAAAGGATCAGAAACTATTACTAAAAACTATTCTCAAACATATCAAGATATGTTTACTCTTACTATGCTTAATGGTAAGAAAAAAGGTAAATACTTTGAAATTGGTGCAGCTGATCCATTCCATGGTAGTAATACAGCATTACTAGAAGAATGGGGGTGGAAAGGTACATCATTAGAAATCTTAGAACATGAGGTTGAAAAATTTAAACAACACAGAAAGAATGAAATTATTCTATGTGATGCTACAAAGTTTGATTACTCTATACTTAAAGGTCACATTGACTACTTACAAGTTGACTGTGAGCCACCCGCAACTACCTATGAGATCCTTACAATGTTACCTTGGGATCAATGTACTTTTGGGGTAATTACATATGAACATGATTACTATACGGATGTATCTAAACTCTACAGAGATAAGTCAAGAAACTTCTTGCTTAGTAGAGGTTATTTACTTGTAGCTAGTAATATTTCTCCAAATGATAACTGTCCATATGAAGATTGGTATGTACATCCTAAGCATGTTGATTCAGAAATTATTAAGATAATGTTGAAAGCTGATGATACAACTAAAAATGCAGAGAAATATATGCTAGGAATGTTGTAAAATTTTTTGTATATTATAGATATGAAGTATTTTTTATATCTATTATTACTTGTTTTAGTTAGTTCTTGCTCCTTAGAGAAAAGATTAGCAAAATACTGTCCGTTGTGTACACAAAAGGATAGCACTGAAACAATCATTCAATATAAAGACACAACAATAACTTTACCGGGAGAAACACTGTATATACAAGATACGTTGTATTGTGACTCCCTTGGTAATGTATTGTCTAAACTAAATGGAGTTCTTAGAGATAAGGATGGTAAAATTTTAAGTTTACAAACCAAACTCCAGAATAATGTGTATACTTCAAAGGCAACTGTTGATACAGTGTATAAAGTAATTAAAGGCAATGATGTATACCACACTAAAGTAGTCACCAAAACATTAAAGCCAGAAAGAATTAAATACATCCCTAGTTGGGTGATCTTTCTAGCTTATGTAGGAGGGATTGTGTTATTCATCTTGTTAATCTATATATTATTCAAATTGATTTCAAGAAGACTACCATGAAAACTAAAATAACTCTCCTTACATTGTCAATACTTTCTTTTGTTTCTCCAATTGAACTAAGTGCTATCCTCCTAATGTTTGTCATCTTAGTTGATACAATTATCAAACTTATCTCTCTTAAAAAGATTGCTTGTGATGAAAATAGAAAATACAGAGATGTATTTAAATCCAAAATACTTAGAAGAGGTTATATTTTTAAAGCTTTAGGTTACTATGTAGTAGCCATTGCAATACTTCCGTTAGATTATTATGGTTTTACACCATTTACTCAAGGATTACTTAAAGCAACCGGATATGATATTGTAATACCAACTAAGGCTATTTTTACAAATGCACTTATTTATATATTTGCAATTATAGAGTTATCATCTATTAATGAAAACTGGTTTGATCTTACAGGTAATAATATATTTAAATCAGTGTTCAGAGTAGTTAAAACTATTAGAGGAGGTATTGAAAAAGTATCAGATACCTACAAGAACATAAAAGATTAATCTATGAGTTATAGTTTTTTACAGGAAGAAAAATCTCCAAAAATTTTAGTTGAAGCAGTAAAGCTTATTGGTACTAAAGAAGTTGTTGGTAAACAACACAATCCTGTAATTATGGACTGGGCTAAAGAACTTAAACTAGATAAAGTTTATACTGCAGATGAGATTCCATGGTGTGGATTATTTGTTGCTTATTGTGCACATCAAGCAGGTGTAGAAGTAGTAGACAAACCTCTCTGGGCTTTAAATTGGGCCAAATACGGCACTAAAGTAACTGAACCTATGTTAGGAGATGTTCTTACATTTAAAAGAGACGGAGGAGGTCACGTAGGTATCTATGTAGGAGAAGACAAAGATTGTTATCATGTACTTGGTGGGAACCAAGGAAATTCTGTATCAGTATCAAGAATATTAAAATCAAGATTACATCAAGCAAGAAGAACTAAATGGAAAGTAGCACAACCAGCTAATGTTCGTAAAGTACAACTTAGTGCTAAAGGTGCAATCAGTAAAAATGAAGCATAATGAAATTTAGAAACAGTTGGATATCCTCAGCAAAACAGTGGGATAAATTAAACATTAAGTTAAGAATCTCTTTCATTGATATCTTAGCTATTGAAGTAGATATGTCTAGAGACTTTTATTTACTTACAATTTTAAACTTAACTATTAAAAACAGATAGTCATGAAAGATAGTAAAAATCAAATAATCCGTTCTATGAGTAGCTACCAAATGGGTGGTGCTTCAGATGACTCTTGTATGGAAGAATACATGGGTGCAGATGGTAAAAGAAGAAAAAGAAGAAAGCATAAATGCAATGCTGGTAAAACAAAAAGAGTTAAGAGTAGTGGATCAAGTACAACAGGACGTGATGTAGTACTAGGCCTTGCTGCTAGTGCTGCTGCTGGATTAGGTTTAAAGAAAATGTTAGAGCAACAAAAGAAAGGCGGCTCTGTAAAAAAAATGTCTAAGAAAAAGTAATTATACTTAAACTACTATAGTCCAGGTACTTTCTGTGCCTGGATTTTTCTTTTAAATATATTTTGTTTAAACAATTATTGTATATTTGTGTAAACTTAAAATATATAAAAATGGAAAACCAACATGTAGAAGAGCAGATGTCTGCAGAAGAATTAGCTCAAAGAAAAGAAGAAATGAAAAACTTCTATGATGAGTCTGTTCCTTATTTAGAATCACAAGCAAAGTATGAAAAACTGCTTACAGAAATTGAGGAAGCAAGATTTAAGAGAGCAAATTTCCAATATCAGTTTGCAATGATGATGAGTCAAAGACCTGATATGGAAGAAGAAGAACCAGAAATGAATCAAGAAACTCCAGCTTCAGAACCAAAAGGAAGGAAGTTGAAAAAATCATAGACTATGGCACTTGTCAATCAAGTACAGAAACGTGTTAGAATGGCTAAGTGGGATGTAGTAAAATTTCAGATTTTAACTCATTGTTATATTAACCGTATAGCAATGAGTGAATCTGATCTTGATTGCCTCACCTTACTTGGTTTTAATCAACCAATTGAACTGACAAGTTTTTGTTATGACGCATCTGCAGATGAGGATGCAATTTTTAAATCTCCGCAAACAGTAAGGAACTGTATTAATAAGGCTGAAAAAAATGGTCTTGTTATAAAAGATCCGGCAAACAAAAAGTTTGTTTTAATTAGTCCGTCTATTAAACTTCAGACAGAGGGTACTATTTTATTAGACTATAAATTCTTAGGTAATGAATCCGAAGAAAGCAACTAAATATTACAAACAGGTAGCTGAAGAATTAAATGTTAACGAGACATTGGTAGAAGACTTTATTGAATTTTACTACAAGAATATTAGGTATCATTTATCACATCTTACACATCCAAGAATTAATTTGGAAGGTTTAGGTCATTTTATAGTAAAACCTTCATGGATTAGAAGATCTATTGAAAGAATTTCAAATGCTTTAGATAAACATGACACATCTACTTTTGGAGCTTATTCAAAAAAAATGAGACTAGAAGATAACTTAGGTTTATTAATTGAAATAGAAAAGAAAGTTTTTGTTGAAGAACAAAGAAAGTTAACTTATAAAAAACCAAAAAATGAAAGCAGTATTGAGAGCAATCTGGGAGAATAGATCTCAAATTTTAGAAGGAGTAAAAAACTCAATTATAAGAGATGAGTTAGTTGAAGACATTGCTAGAATGAGACAGGATATTTGTTATGACTGTGATCAAATTGATGAGAAAGGAAAAGAATGTGCAGTTAAAGGAACACAACCATGTTGTGCTGAATGCGGTTGCTCACTTGCATTTAAAACAAGATCTCTTTCTTCTGAATGCCCATTAGGTAAATGGCAAGCAATTGCTACAGAAGAAGAAGAGGATAAATTAGACCAATTATGAGTATAGTATTTAATGCAGATGACCATAGCTACAAGAGTGTAGATCCCAATGATGAAATTAAGTGGATTAGTGTAACTACTCTACTGTCTAGTCTTAAGAAATCTTTTGATGCAAAGAAAGTAGCAGAGAGAGTAAGTAAGAATAAGAAGTCTAAATGGTATGGTATTGATCCAAAAACAATTGTTCAGATTTGGGATAATGAAGCTAATAGAGCTACAACTCTAGGTACATTCTATCATAATCAAAGAGAAGCTGACTTATGTTCACTTGCATCTATTGAAAGAGATGGGGTTACTGTTCCTATATTTAAACCATATGAACAACCTAATGGTTTAAAAATTGCTCCTGTACAAAAACTTGAACCAGGCGTGTATCCAGAACATATGGTCTATCTTAAGTCAGCAGGCTTATGTGGCCAATCAGATTTAGTTGAAGTAGTCAATGGTAGAGTTAATATCATTGA